TGTTGGCATGGGCTGGTCACCACCGCACTAGAATATGTGTGCATGCCAACCGCAACAGTGTGCTGCACATACAACACTTGGACAGTGCACACTGGCTGTTGTGGCAGCTCACATGGAATCCTCAACAGCAACCTAGACTAGGCTACAGCACAATGAATACCACAGTGCATTCACCTTAGCCGGCCGAGGCAGTACAGCCCCCCCTATAGTGCAGCCAAAAAAAAATTGTGTGCGCAGAATCAGCAAACCCAAAAACACCACCCCCAGGAGCTTTTTGCACCCTAGGATATACACTGTGGAGATCTATGCTAGATCTAGTAGCGCACTTCGTTTGCTACTGGTGTGAGAGTTTTCTGTGAGGTGGAATTTCCCATGGGGTCATGGGGCCAATAGTGTGACCAGAAAAATTCTTGCGTCGGTTTGTCAAAGGGGGCAGTTTTTTCACCCCCACCACTTTTATACCCCTGACGTTTTTTTTCTCACCGAAAAAAATATTTTTCTCAATGAAATCAAAAGGTTATGCACAGTTGGACAATTGTGCACGTTTGGCTAGTGTGCATGCACGGTCCATGCTGTTCAAGCAGGCTTGCATAGCACGCACAGTGGTCACATACTCATGATGCAACTGTTCCAACTGTGCTTGTTGCTCTGCTGTGTATGCACCTGCGGCTGTGCCTTCTGTGAGCAAGTCTGTGAAGTCTTTGAATGTATTCATCGCATCAACAGTGTGCTCACTGCCTCACAGAAGAATGCTACAGCAATCACAGTCACAAACCCTAGTGCCGCTACAGTTTCCATTATGCCGCCTCCTCTACTGTTAGCATGCTGGCTGGCACACGATAGGTGGTGTTGAACATGCCGTTGCTGACGCCGCCCAACACTTCCACTGTCTTGCGATTCTTTTTGACTACTCGGCCAACCACCCGGGTACCGTTTCGTGCAGTAAAGCTTACCACATCACCTTTGACAATCTTGCGAATGTTTGCTCGGCTCAGTTGCCGTTCCTTGTTGCGAATTGCATCGTAGATGTCACGCAGTTCATCCATGGTCTCTAATGCGTAGATGGCTGTGACGGCATCTGCTGTGCGTGTGAATGATGTGCTCATGCATATACTCCTACTGCAAGTGGAAGTTCTTCAATGCTAACATTGCCTCGGAGTGGTTGGATGTATTCCAGTGGACAGGTGTGTACTTCCTCTGGTGCGTAACGATCCGAGAAGTACACAACACCGTTGTCATCAACTCGATCCACAATACCATACACTGTGGGGAACTGTGCACCCCAGTGGCCGTAAATCTTGTCGCCTGGTTTGATCTGCATATTGATTTCCTCTATGACTAACCTACACACTAATAATAACATGTGTAGGCCAGTTGTCAACCTCGGAATCCGTTTTTTTTGAAATTTATGGGCCGGAGGGCTGTGGATAAGTCTGTGGATTGAGGCATTTAACATAATAGCGGTTATGCGCGGACTGTGGATTGTTTGGTCGGGGTTTGTGCACAGGTTATCCACAGCTTTTGCACACTAGTGTGCACAGTGGCTGCCTGAGCAGGACTCGAACCTGCGACCAAAAGATTAACAGTCTTCTGCTCTACCTGCTGAGCTATCAGGCAAGGTTGGTGCCCGGGGGCACTTATAATATAGTGCAAAATAATGGTGCCGCTGGAGGGAGTCGAACCCCCAACCTTCTGGACCTAAACCAGACGCCTCTGCCAATTGGGCCACAGCGGCATTACTTTGCTATTGCTCTATAGTATCTATCTCTGCACTGATGATAAGTTAAATTTAACTCTTTAGCAGCACCTCTGATACCATATTGCTCAACACATTTTGCTACCAAATCCACCACCCGGGCAAGAGTGGTGCTCGTTCACGGAGTCGAACCGCGGACCTACGCATTACAAGTGCGTTGCTCTACCAGCTGAGCTAAACGAGCATGTATTTTAGGGTAACCCAATTTTTTTATAATCTACCCATGTAGATCTATCTTGTTCGATGTGTTGTTCTACATCTTTGTCGGACATTGGTTTACCAAGTTTTTGATTTTCATCTATCCATGTGTTGTACATTTGCAAACATTCTTCGAAATTTTTTACTATATATTTTTTTTCTGCAAAAGTCTGTTTTTTAATAGGAATTGAAAATTGAAGTATTCCAAGTTTTACCATTTCGTCAACAGTGTCGTTTGCAATTTTATAATTATCATGATAGCTATCATTGAAGTCTTTATGCAAGTTATAAAATAGATCTTCGCGCATCTTTTTATTCACAATTGTGACTTTTTGCGTTTGATTACTATATTTTTCCTGCATTTTATTATCAATTATTAACATTTGTTCTAGATAAAACGTGATTTTATGAACATTTATACATTCTTGTTTGATCGATTCTGGTAGATTGATCCAATCATCTATCGAGTCCAATTGTGGCCAGTTTTCGTTTGCTACAGAATTATAATCTGTTACAAATTTTTCCCATGCTAAGTTGTATTGTTCCGAATAATCTAGATTTTCACTTTGAGTTTCTGCAGAAGCTGTTTCGATATATTGTTCTAATTTTTGTAAATCTTTGCGACTTTCCAAAGCAATGGTACCGATATCGCTGGAATAATAATGGCATTTATTGTAATCAGCAAAACTGATGTTGAATTTGTCTTGCCAAGTGGTTTTTTCTTTGTCCGCAAAAAAAGGAAGGTTTAAAATAAATTGTTCTATATTTGGCATATGTTTTTCATACACATAATAGGATGGTATATGAAATGTTGATTCTGCCCATTCTATATACTGTTTGTAGCTGTGTAAACTTTGCTTGACGCTCAAAGGGTCTATGGTTATTTGGTTTTTAAAGATACTGTAAAATGTTCTAAGTTTTTCATCAGGTAAAAAAACATTTAGATTTTTTGTGATTTTGTTGATAGCCCAACTTAAAGAGTGTTCGAAAAGATTTTCTCGTTGACAACAAATGATATAATAGTTATCATTTAGATATTTATAAAACGATAATTGCTCTCCTATAGGATCTTTTCTAAAAAGAATGTTGTAATAAGGTAACTTTATGATTTTATAGTGATCAACACTTTCGAGTAATTCTTGAATTTCTCCCAGACTTTGCATATTGTTGTATTCACAATCATTGACACATCTAAGAATTTCGCTGTTAAATTCAGGCGAATAATATTTTTCTAAACCTAATTCGACATGCCCGACATCAATCACTGGACGATCAAAGCTTTGAAATTGCATGTAAACAGCAAGTGTTGTTTCTAAAAGTGTTCCTCCTACTGCATCAGGAGTAAGTAACAAAATGTTCATCTAGTTTCTCATAATTTATCTGTGCGCACCCAAGTAGGAAATGAAATTCTCGTTTTTTGCTTGCGAGCAATCTCCCGGGGTGGTGCTGGCAGAAGCGGAGGGATTCGAACCCTCGGTAGGGTATTAGCCTACACTCCCTTAGCAGGGGAGCGCCTTCAGCCACTCAGCCACGCTTCTGTTGTAGTGTATTTACACAGTGAACTTCACTGCTTTCTCTAGATTGGCCTCGCCGGCTGGACTCGAACCAGCAACCTACAGCTTAGAAGGCTGTTGCACTATCCGGTTGTGCTACGACGAGAATTTGGTGTACTACCTAGAATAGTATCGCTCCAACAAAAACTCAGCAAAGTCTTTGTGACCCGAGGGTCCCATGTGCCCAACCTTGTATGGTTTGTTGTTGACAACAGCTTCATGGTTGTCAACAGGTGCATGATTTCTCTGCAAGCACCATTCCAGAAACGAAAACTCAAATATATCCAGTATTCTTGAATTCTGTTTCATTTCCTCGTAAAAATTGGCCACAAAAGGTGCAGAAAAATCAATGGTTTCTTGATACATAGGAGAAAAAATTATGTAATCAATGTTGTTGTTTTCGCACCAATTTGCAAATAATATTATTTTGGCCAAAAGATCAACAGTCTCAGCTTCAATATCATACCAATCAATGTAATTTCTGCAGAAGTTCCGGTATGCTTTGCCCTCATGAAGGTCAATTGATTTATTTCTGCGCTGATACCAGTTCTTTCCATCCAGTGGTTGAATACACACAAAGTCTCCGTCACTCAATGATTGCAAGTCCTCATGAGGAACCTGCCTCCATCTTGCTATGTCGTGTTGTGTGTGCCACAGTTCTGTTCTAAATATAAAACTTAGACTAACACAAGCTAAAATATTACTGTGCTTGTGTTTTAGCTCAAGTAAATCTCTTAGGCTGGTGCGGAATATTCTGCTGTTTGCAGACCCAAGCACTGCCCTATTGATCACGTGTGCGCCAAAAAAATCAGCAAGATGGTCAGCATACTTTTTGTAATTTCCGGATCGGACATAGCTGTCCCCGTTGACGTAGATCAAATCATATGTCATGCTGTTTCCTGTGTATTGGTGGACCCACCTGGACTCGAACCAGGGACCAATGAATTATGAGTTCACTGCTCTAACCAACTGAGCTATAGGTCCTACTCTGTTATTATAACACACTGTGCACATGTGTCAACGGGCAGCATTGATCAATTCCACTGCCAAGCGATACTCCGCTGCATTGTCATCCTCGCGGTCGTTGTTGTAAACCAAGCGTGTGTCCGGCCTCCTACGATTCTGATATTCATAGGCTGCCTGTTTGTCGTCAGTGCTGAACACCACGCGATTGTCACAATCTACCAGCAAAAATCTCTGCATGTTATACCTCATGATGTTATAAGTCACCGCTGAATGTGCTCCAGGTAATCTGCTTTTCATCTACTTTTATGCAGTTATACCCTTCGCGTTTAAATGCTGCCAGTGGAGGACAGTCTCGTCTGCCGCCTAGATCACTCTCCAGTGGCTGGATCACCACTCGGCCGAGTGGTGAAATCCACCACCACACCAGGCAGGAGTCTACCATTGTGCACAGCCACCACGTGGTCACCTGGAGCTAGATCGGCGCCGAACACATCTTTTCTCCATCGATCCAGCACAGTAAAGTTTGTTAGGCCGAATTCGCCGCGTCTAGGCGTGTACTTTTTCATCGCGCCACTCTAGAATAAGCAATGTCACCTTGACGACCAGTCTTGCGATCATTGACCGGCCCGAACAAGCGAATCAACCTCAGTGTGTTCATGTTATACCCCCATGGTCTCTGCAGCAGCCGAATATTCCACAGCAACCCGCTCCACTCGATCATCGTAGTCTAGGCTGGTTTCAAAAGGAATATACCCCGTGTCACCCTCACGTCCAAAGCCTGCACCATCCTGTTCAATCTGAATGGTGTATCCGTCAAACAACATGTAAGCACCTTCCGGATTTCGCACTGCACCTTTGGCAATCACTGTGCCTTGGATATATGCGTCTCGGCGACCCATGAAGTCATATGCACGAATCGTGTCGCCAACAGCAGCCAAATTCTGATATTTCAACATGTTGTAGTCTCCCTAACCTCTATACATGTAGTATACAGTGTTATAGCATAGAGTCAATCAGAAAACGCTGCAGCAGCAAAGTTAGAATTGTGTGCACAGTCAACAGGTTAGCACCAATATCTAGAATACTGTGAGGCGGTAGTGTGAAAAAGTGTGAAAATATCACAATATACCAGAATATACTGAGTTATATCTGGCATTGCCTATGAGGTTCCGGCGGATGGCATGCTCGTACGGTGACTATAATAGTGATTCAACCAGATCTGCTGCAGCAGCAACTTGACAGTTAGTAGTCAATGTCTGGATCCACTATGCCTTTGATGGTGAGAGCATGCTGAACACTGGTGATTTGTGCTTGAACAGCCGCTGTATAGCTTGCCACTTGACCGTTTACAGCTAAGCGTGCGGTTTCACGTGTTAAGAATTCTGAGAAATATGCGTCTGCACGTGGATTACCGTAGAGCAGGTGATAACAGTGACGCAGCTTTGTCAACAGTGCTTTGTGTTGTGCGTAGTTTGTTGTTTTTTTCATTGGTGTATTTACTCGAGAACCATGGTTTTAATACCCCTACTCTTGTATCTTTGCTGTCTCTCTGCCACACAATTCAACACAATTCAACACTTTGACACACACTGTATTTTTTTATCGTACAGCATCACATGATGGGATTTTTTTGGTTGCTGTTGAGTGTGTTTTCATATATAGTATACAGAGACAGAGCAGTGTCTCTGCACAGGAGTTTTTCACAGCACATGCATATCAGTTGGCACACACATCCATGGACACACTGTGTGATTGATGAGGTTTTTGCACCCCATGAACTCGCACAGGTGCGTGAGTTTGTGGCATCAGATCACAGTGGTACTTTGAATCCAGCTGCTGGCACATATGCTGCCACAGCTGATCTTCCTGCACACATTCACAGTTTGTTCTCACAAAAAAAATCTAGAGATCTATCACAGTGTGTATGTGGATCTTTGGCGTCGCACACCCGCTCAACACTGGAGCAAACCCATGTCACTGCACCAGTGTGTGAATCACACAGATTTTGTGCTGGGACAACCTGGGTTTTCATATCCGGTGCACAACCATCATCCAGGCAAGCGATTGGTGTCAGTGGTGTATGCAGGATTCACTGGCGATGGCACAGTGTTGTGTGATCAGGATCACAGTGACGGCGTGCAGATTCCATGGCAGGAGAATCGTGCAGTGTGTTTTATTTCGCATGGCCACAGTTGGCACAGCTATCACAACTGCAGCGTCACGCCGCGGTTCACTGTAAATCTCATGTGGCAACAGGAGTATCCTGGGTTGCCACCCATTCAACAGGAGTCATCATGAGCACACATGACATCAACATAAATTTAAACATCTCTTTGACAGTGCACACAGATGGATCAGTGAGTGTGGCTGGTGTGAGCACACAGGATCAGTCAGCGGTGGGCGCATCACCAGACTCTGCTGTAGGAGAGCCAGCTGAGCCACTGGGTGCAGATGAACTGCGTGAGTTGGCCGCGCCTTATAAGAAGAGTTTTGTGATTTCGCGCAAAGAGTTGGAAGCTCTCACCAAAGACGAAATCATTGCACTAGGTCAAGGCATGCTGGGTGTTGACATCTACAAGCGACAGCACAAGGATGATATCATAGCTGAGTTTTGGAGAGAGTATCGTGCTAGAAACTAGTGCATGGTGCAGCACCGGTGCGTGTTTGGGTTCCAGCAGCTGAGCTATGTCAAAACCTGTGCTTCCTTTTGTTGAAACCATGATCACGTATGCATGCAATCTCAGTTGTGCTGGCTGTACCAACTACAGCGACTACAACATGAAAGGCAGTGTGCGTTGGGCAGAAGCAAAACAATGGCTGTTGGATTGGATTGAACGCATTGACATACCTGACTTTGGCATCATAGGAGGAGAACCCACGCTCAACCCTGAATGCAAACAATGGATCTACGGTGTCCGGCAACTGTTGCCCAACAGTCAAATAAGATTTACAACCAACGCTGTAAACTTTCATCAAAACTCACAAATACTAGACTGGTGTGTGGACATTGGCAACTGTGTACTGAAGTTTAGCCTGCACCAAGACTTGCCCTATGCCCAAGCTGCAGTTGAACACGTGTTTGGTGCATACCAGTGGAAGCCCATCACTGAATACGGTATAAATCGCTGGATAGGACCCAACAACACTCGTTTTCAGATCAACAGCCCAGCACAGTTTGTCAAAACCTATCGCGGCAATTTTGGCAATATCCGTCCGCATCACAGTTCGCCGGCTGCAGCTTTTGACATGTGTGTACAACAACAGTGTCCACTGCTGTATCAAGGAAACATCTACAAGTGCAGCAGTATTGCGCTGTTGAATCGTGTGCTGGAGGAGTGGAATCAGCCCGTGACCAATGATTGGCAACCATACACGGATTATCAAGGCATCTCACCTGCTAGTTCTCACCAGGAGATTTCCAAATTTATTCAAAACTTTGGCCGGCCTCACCGGATTTGCGCCATGTGTCCCAGCAAAAAAGACACAAACAGCATTATTGATCATAAATCAAATGTGATATCAAAAAAACAATGGGTTAAACTGCGCAATGTTTAATTTGTACCTGGTGCAAACAGTGGACAAGTACGGACCAAACAGTTTTTTACCCTTGGCCGTGAGTTATCAATGGTTGGATGATATCATAGCAGAGTTTTGGAAAGAGTATTGTGCTAGAAACTAGTCCATGGCCCGGCATCACCACCAAAGATCTCCACAATCACCCGGTGCCTCGGTTGCTTTTCCCACCAGGAACTAGTCAAGAAACCTATCCTAATAGCGCCACCATACCAGTGTTTCGCAACAGTCTAGGATACAGAACTGCAGAGTTTGACAGTGTAGGAGAGCATGTGCTGTGCTTGGGAGACAGTCGCACCGAAGGCATGGGTTTGTTGTCTAGCGAGCGCTGGAGCGATCTTGTGGGTCAGCAGTTAGAGTGTGATGTGGTCAATCTTGGTGTGCGTAGCATAAGCATGGACGCTATATATCTGCTTGCAGCTGCTTGGGTGCAACATCGCCAACCATTGGCTGTGGTAGTTCAGACACCTCCTATGGTAAGGCACAGTGTATGGCACGATGTAGCGGGCGTTCCGCGTGCACACTGGTGCAATCTACACAGTAATTCTCACAGAAACCAGCGTGACAAAAAATCCTTAAGTGCAGCATACATGAACTTAGCTGAAGCTAGTATATACAATTTTGAGCATGCATGGGTTATCAATTTGTTGGCTGTACAAAATCTCTGTGCTGCTAAACAAATACCTTATTTTGCCTGGAGCTTTGACACTAAGGAAGATCAAAATACGCAAGTGTTTGACCTCTGTGAAATACTTGGCGCACAGGTGGAGCACAACCAATACAATGACAAAAACAACAGTTTGCCCATAGGTCATCCAATGGCAAACGTTTGGCCCGAAAACCACCTAGCCGCGGATGATGCTCACAGTGATGCAGACTGCAATCAAAAGTGGGCACAGCGTGTAATATTGCAACTGCCACAACTGCGCTAAATACAACTATGAATATCAGCACAGATCTCTACAACAAATTAGTAGCACGTTTTCCTAGTCTAAGCATGGGCACACAAACTGCCGAAAGCACTGCCGATCCTGAAGAAGCAAGATTGTTTACCTTTGAATACGTGGAACAAGATCATGAACTAGGCACAGTCACAGTCAGCTTGCTGGCACCTGGCACACTGGAAATCATCTACAGTCGAGGCATCACTGATGCTGTGAAAGACACAGACAACTGGTTTGATTTTTTGCACAGCATGCGAAGATTTAGTGTGCGCAACGCACTGGATTTTGAAGTACAGGACATCAGCAAGCCGGCACTTAGTCAACAAGATCTTGAAACTCGCAGTCAGCGAGCTACACCGCCAGTGGTAGGCGAAGGCCGCATGTGGGGCAGTAGAAAAACCTCATATCAAAAGTTGCCTGCTGTCAAACTGATTGTGAGACACACCTCACCAGTGGACACTGAACGCAGAGGCGCACGCAGCCGACGCATACATAAAATTTTTGCAGAAACTGCTGTAGGTGAAAGATTTTTGCTGCCAACCACCAGTGTGCCTGTGGCCAGAGTGTATGCCCAACACATTGCTGCAGGTGGCAAGCCCTGGGACAGCATAGCTGAACACATCACAAGATTGGCAGAACAACCACAGGGGCGTGCGCAGGTCAAGCGTGCCTGCACAGCACCTGGATACCAAGCTTTGATTGCTGCCATACAAGAGGAAAACAACAACATGGAATTACAACTCACAGAAGATCCAGCAGACGACCTGCTGGTGGCCAGTGCAGACTATGCTCGACCAGCTGACATGCTGGCAGCAGTGATGGCACTGATTGCCAGAAGAAGCACCAACCCACAGGTGGTGGAGTTTGCACAAAACTATACCCAAGACACAGCTGGTGCGATTGATCTGGCTAGACAGTGGATTGCCAGTGTGCAGGAAGGTCAGTCAGTGGAAACCACACAGCCACCGGCACAAGATCCCTCTGGGGAGTTTGACCAGTGGACACACTGGGTCACAGAGAGTGCGGAAGCCGCAGGGGCACTGCAAAATCTTGCACTGGACATGACAGGCGAAGATCAAGAAGACGTGGTGCGAATTGCACTGATGATCAAAGATGGTGCAGAGATTGAAGACATTCGCAGAGAAATATTGGATCTTGACACTGCACCGCGTGAAGAGATTCTTCGCACCATTGATGACTTTGACAGTGACTTTTTAGCAATGTTGTTTCCTGTGGATCATGAAGAAAGCTACTACGCTGTGATGCGTGAGAATCCTGCGGCACCGCGGGATCCAAGCAAAAGTGGTGGCAGTGGATATGATTTGTACCACAAAGATTTCTCAAGTGCGATGCAACACGCATACGACTATGCCAAGAACAAGTTGGGTGTTGACATTGACCCACAAGAGATTGATCACAAGGTTGCAAGTGGTCCTCGCAAACCATCCGCAGGCAAGACCAACATCTATCGTTTGATGGACAAAGATGGTAAGAAAGCAGTCCAGATTCAAGTTGCTAATCTCGACGATAAGAAGTTTGAACTCAACATGTATAAAGAGTCTGTAGAAATGAATGAAGCAAAATCTAAGGAACAGCAGATTGCCGATTTAGAAAAGATGTTAGGTCGTATCAGTGGCAACACTGCTTCAGTGAGAATGAAGAAGTTTGCTCTTCAGAAAAAGATTGATAAGTTGAAGAACGAAGAAGTTGAACTGGACGATGACGAATTTCACAAGGGCATGCATGTCAAACTAGGCGGTGATCCAGACAAGTTTGTTCCGCATAGAAATCGTCCAACCACAGGCGATCACGTAGAACTGAAAGTGCCCAAAAGATATCGTAAAGCACAGGATGTGATCATAAAGATGTTTGCAAAACTCACTGGTATTGATCCTAGTAAACTGGACGTAGATTACACAACAGGAAGTCGTACAGTAATGATCGACGGTGAAACACCTCATCCAAGCATACTAAGTGCTCTCAACGGTACACTGGACAAGCTGGACACAGGCGAAATAACAGGATTGTACGAAGCATTCACCACTGCTATTGCACTTGAACCTAGCTTGGGCGACGAATACAAAACAGCAGTTGACATCATCAGCAAGTATCGTCCGCAGGGTGTGACCGCAGAGCCTGAAAAAATGGATGATCACTATGAAATTGTGGTTGATGGTCCTGCCAAAGCAATGCGTGAATTGGAACGTGAAATCCGAGCGGCTGGTGTGAGAATGCGAGCCACAGAAGATGCAGAAGCTGTGATCAGCGATGTGGACGAGGACGACGAAATTGTGCTGGGTAACGTGGAAGTAGACGGTACACCAGTTGAAAAATTTGTGTTGTATCCTATGGGCGGTGGTGTAGATGCATTTGGCAAAACCTTCAACAGCATGGAAGACATGTTGAAGTATGCTGAACAACAGCACGGCGGAGTCGCTGAAGCTGTGGAAGACCTTGAAGAAGACAATGCATTCAACACAGCGGCAGCCGAAGCGGCACTGGCTGACAAAAAAGAGTTTGAATTCAACGGCAAAACATATCCTGTAAAAATGAGCAAGGAAGCTGCCCGCAAGTTGGTGGGTGAGAACTTGGATCATGATTCGGCACTTGATCACATAAAGCAATTAGCAGGCTTGTTGCGATGACTACGATTGTGCTGGTGTTCCAGTTGCTGTACATGGATTGGACACCAGCATCCGAAGTCACTATCAGCCAACGAGCTTTTAACAGCAAAGAAGAATGTGCTGAATTCATCAATGGCCTTGTGGCAGATGGCACAGACACAGTATGGGTCGATGACAACTATGCCTTCGACTTTGTTACACCAGACAACATAAGATTTGTAGGCGGATGTTACACTCCGCAAGAATACATGCGTCTACCTTAGAATTTGCCTTGGGACCGTTATAGCGAGGCAATGGGTGTGGTTAGCCCAGCAACAGCGATTCGCTACCGCTGTTGCTGAATTAACTAAAATAAAGGTTGACAAAAACCTATTTGATAAATATAATAGTGTACGATGCAAAGTAAAAGCGTCGTATGCACTAGGCATACACAGGCAAAGAGCAAAAAATAGGCAATATTAGGAGGCACTATCATGGCATCATTAGCAGAAATACGAGCTCGTCTTCAGGCAAAAGAAGACAACGGGCGATCACAATCCACAGGCGGCGACAACGCCATTTACCCACACTGGAACATTCAAGAAGGCGAAAGCTGTACACTTCGTTTCTTACCAGACGGGGATCCAAACAACACTTTCTTTTGGGCAGAACGCCTAATGATCAAACTGCCATTCTCTGGCATCAAAGGCGAAATGGACAGTAAACCAGTTATTGTAAACGTACCCTGCGTTGAAATGTGGCAGGAAGCATGTCCAGTTTTGGCAGAAGTTCGCACTTGGTTCAAGGACAGTTCACTGGAAGACATGGGTCGCAAGTATTGGAAAAAACGCAGTTATGTATTCCAAGGATTTGTACGTGAAAATCCATTGCAAGAAGATACACCTGCCAACCCAATTCGCAGATTCATCATTGGGCCACAACTGTTTGCACCAATCAAAGATGCACTGATGGACCCAGAGTTGGAAGAACTGCCCACCGATTATACCGCAGGACTTGACTTTGTGATCAAGAAAACTTCAAAAGGTGGTTATGCGGATTACAGTACTTCAAAGTGGGCACGCAAGGAAACTGCATTAACCGAAGCTGAACAGGCTGCCATTGAGCAACACGGTCTTTACACACTAAACGACTTCTTGCCCAAAAAGCCCAGTGAAACAGAACTGCAAATCATCAAACAAATGTTTGAAGATTCAGTAGATGGTCAGCCATATGATCCAGACAAGTATGGTCAGTACTATCGCCCAGCAGGCATGGCTGCTCCTGCAGGTGCTGTTGCCCCTACTCCGGCACCAACAAACCAGCCACAGTCAGCACCAATTCCGGAAGTCAAAGAAACAGCCGCTGTTGATTCGACACCACCGTTTGATGTTGATGAAAAACCAGCCGAAGCGTCGGCATCAGTTGAAACAGAAGCTAAACCGTCTGGCGATCGTGCACAAGATATCTTGGCAATGATTCGCAGTAGACAATCATCTTCCTAAGATAAAACAAGGTCCTAACGGATATGAGCGAAGAGTCTATGCACCGCCTTGCTCATTTATTTGGAGCATTTAATGGCAAAACCTTTTGACGTAAGTAAATTTAGAAAAGACATCACAAAAAGCATTGATGGTCTTAGTATCGGGTTCAATGACCCAACTGATTGGATCTCAACAGGAAACTATGCATTAAACTATCTTGTATCAGGTGATTTCCATCGTGGTATTCCACTAGGCAAGGTTACTGTATTTGCAGGCGAGTCTGGATCAGGTAAAAGTTTTATGTGCAGTGGAAGTATTGTACGTCATGCACAGCAACAAGGCATCTATGTAGTGCTGATTGACAGCGAAAACGCACTAGACGAAAGTTGGTTACACGCATTAGGTGTCGACACCAGCGAAGAAAAACTGCTCAAACTCAGCATGGCAATGATTGACGATGTTGCCAAAACCATTTCTACATTCATGAAAGACTACAAGACCATCGAAGAAGAAGAACGGCCTAAAGTGTTGTTTGTTGTCGATAGTCTTGGCATGTTAATGAGTCCAACAGAACTTAACCAGTTTGAAGCAGGTGATATGAAAGGTGACATGGGCCGCAAAGCCAAAGCACTCAAAGCACTTGTTACCAACTGTGTTAACATGTTTGGAGCACACAATGTTGGCATGGTGTGTACCAACCACACATATGCTAGCCAAGACATGTTTGATCCAGATGACAAAATTGCAGGTGGGCAAGGCTTTATCTATGCAAGCAGTATTGTGGTTGCAATGAAGAAGTTAAAGCTAAAGGAAGATGCCGACGGCAACAAAGTAAGTCAAGTATTGGGCATACGATCCGGTTGCAAAGTGATGAAAAGTCGTTATGCTAAACCTTTTGAAAGTGTGCAGTTAAAAATCCCATACGAAACAGGACTTGATCCATATAGTGGTCTTTTGGAGTTGTTTGAAAAAGCAGGGCTAATTACAAAAGACGGCAACAAGCTCAAATACGTCAGCAAGTCAGGCAACGAAATCAAAGAATTTCGCAAGAATTGGACAGGCGAGTGTCTTGATGTAGTCATTGGTGATTTGCAAAGCAGCGGAAGTGTTGAACTAGAAGCCAAAGTTGACGTTGACGTCGACGTAGAAGAACAAGAGGCAGCTGAATAAATGGAAAAAGAATTACTAGAAGCAATGTACAATGCGTTTGTAAAGTATGTGTCGGGTAAGGAAAAACAAGGATGCGTTGATCATGTGGTTGCAGACATCATTGATGCTGGCGCCGACGAAGAAACGTTGGTTTACTTGAGCAACGTGGACAGATATCTCAAGCAGTCAATATCCGAGCAAGCAGACATTGACACTTACCACGAGGATGAGTAAACACTGTGACATGGTATTCCAAGGTAACAGATGACCTAGGTGCGATTCCAAATTTTATTTTTTTCTATGAGCAAGAAATAGAACAAGCCAAGCGAGAATGTGCTGTAAAAGGCAACCTGGAAAAAAATATCTCGTCCTTGCCAGGAATCACAGAACACAGGTTTAATCAACTTCAAGAAATCGAAGCAGTGCTAAACTTTCTCAACATACAGCTGAGAAAGATTCGACGCAAACACTTTCAAAAATATCTAGAAAACTATCAGCGTGCACTCAGCAGTAGAGATGCTGAAAAATACGTAGACGGTGAAGACGAAGTGGTTGACTTTGAAACCATCATTAACGAAGTGGCACTGTTGAGAAACAAATGGTTGGGCATAATGAAAGGTCTTGAAGCAAAGCAGTGGCAAATGGGTCACATAACACGACTGAGAACAGCAGGAATGGAAGATGTCACTATTGGCTGAAATTGATCTTGAACAGCACTATAGAGAAATGACAGGGTGTGTTAGATCGATCAACAGTGTATGGAAGCACATGAACGAAGGCGAGCAGGCTCATTGCAAAGAGTTGGCCAATGATTTGTATGATACTTGGGATAAACTACAACACTGTTACTATACTCACGACGAAGATCAACTAGAATATGTGTATGCACTGTATTCCAGCATACTCAATGATTATCAAACATACGCAACCTGGGCAACACTGAGAAAATAGCATGCTACCATCTTTTGAATCACACAACCAAAGTCATCAACACAGTCTAGCAACACTGGAAGTATTAGATGAATTCACTAGTTTTATGGAGAGCATTGACACTGTGGTAGACATGGGCTGTGGCCATGGCAATGATGTTTTTTGGTGGGCCACCAGACGAGATCCAGAACCTCCACATGTGCCGAGAAACTACAATGTTATCGGTGTTGATAAACAGATCAGTAGACAAAATCCTAATCTTGCCAACTGCTCAAATGTTGAAATCAAAGTAGCAGATTTTGAAACTGTGGATTTGCCAGCTGGCACTGTGGATGTGTTGTGGTGTCACAACAGTTTTCATTTTGCAAAAAATCCTCTAGCAACCCTGCAACACTGGAACAGTCTTGTCAGCGATGGTGGATTTATCTATCTGTGTTTGCCATACACTGCGAACAGGCATTACAATCAATTTAGTGGCAAATCTCAGTCTCACAGTTTTTTCCACTACATGCCCAGCAACACTGTGTACATGCTAGCTTGTGCTGGTTTTGATCTCAGTGACAGCAGATTTGTAAAATTTGACGGTGATGTGTTTTTTCACATCGCAGGATACAAAGATACCAGCGAAGTGGACTACAACTTGACCTGGTATGAACTTGCTGAAACCGGCAGACTGCCCAGTAGTTTGTGTAGTACTATTCAACGCAAAGGTTATGTTGATGACTATGAGTTGGTAGGTGAGTGGTTCAATGGCAGTCGTTGTAGTTTCGACAAGCAGTAATTTTCAATTCTTCTAAAAGGCACTCCTTTGGCTATTTCTTCCACAGTCCATTCTGTGTGAGCAATCTTCAACAGCCACTCCTGTCTGTTGGTGCAGTCTACTCCGTGATATAGAGAGTTTGAGCTAGACTCTACTGGGATACCTTTTAATAATGCTTGCAATCCTGTGTTACTGGTGTGGGTAATCAGCCTACGGCAGTCTGTGAGAAGTTCGTAAAAATCAAAATCATCATATGTGCCTGGAATTTTTCGTGGGTAGCTGATTTCAACATTTTTGTCTTGTAAATCTGGTATAGGACATCGAGGATGAATTCTCACTATGATTTTGTTGTTGTATTGTAGTCCAACTTGTTGTACAATTTTTTGTATCCACTCGCTCTGAGGTGGCATGTTCTTCCACAATTCACTACGATCATGTTGTCCGCATACGAGAATATGTCCGTGTGTGTTATCCTGCCAGTCTTCGAGTTTTACATTTAACTTGCTTGGACGGCCAATATCCAAAGGAAGATCCGTGCCGTAGTATCCTGTATTATCAATGTGATCCACTGCCACACGCCATGTGTGATTTCTTGCAAGAGCACCCACTTCTAGTATTATCACAGGTTTGCCTTGATTGATATAATGTTGATATATTTCCTGAAACGGTGTCATTCTGCCGTGCCACAACACACTCCAAATCACTGCACAATCTGCGTGCAGGCTGTATTCCACAATCTCATGATGAGTATTTTGATGTATATAATCAACAAATGCATGGTAGACTGGTTTGCCAGCTATGCTAACACAATCAGGAAAAATACTAAATTTCATATGGTATTTACAGCTAAATATACTATTATTAAAAAATTCAAAGGTGCAAAATGTCAAATATAATAGCCGCAACCTGCTTTGGCCCTGATGGTTATCAGCAATATGGTCGTAGAATGCTGGAAAGCTTTCGGCAACACTGGCCAAAAAATGTTACACTGTACGCATATTTAGATGAGCCGATCACAGAAGATCAAAGTGTGTCTGCAGACAACATTGTGTATAAAATTCTGAATAATAGAGGGCTAGTGCATTTCAAAAACAAACATCTGCACAATCCTAGAGCAAGAGGACTTGCACCAGAACAAATGAAAAACGGCAAGCAAAATTATGCGTGGGACGCTGTTCGCTTCGCTCACAAAGTGTTTGCATATGCCGAGGCAGCCACAACTACTGGGTGCGACATTGCTGTTTGGCTAGATGGGGATACTTTTACACACAGTTTGGTCACAGAACAAACCATTGAAAGTTGGTGCCCAAGTAATAAGTTTGCAGGATTCCTAGACAGACCGTGGTTGTATACCGAAACCGGATTTCATATTTTTCGCATGAATCATCCAATTTCCAAACAGTTTGTGCAAAAATGGATTGATATGTACACACAAGAAAAAGTTTTTGATCTCAGTGGATACACAGACTGTCACACCTACGATCATGTGAGAAAACAATACGATCAGCGTTATTGGTACAATCTCAGTCCAGGGTTCGAACATCCACACCCCTTTATAAATGGAGTGTTGGGCGAAGTAATGGATCACATGAAAGGGCCGAGAAAAAGCAAAGGATCTAGTCATAAAAAAGATCTAGTAGTAGAAAGAGATGGGTATTGGAACAATGTTACTTGATCTTCATTGTCCGCCAAATCAAGACAGCAAAGCATATTTTATTTTTGATGCTATCAGCAACTGTTATGAGACTCGAAGAAAGAAAACACGAGTACTAGACAAAAATGCTGTACAGGTGTTTTGGGGTTTGGCAAACGGTAACAGTCAAGCAATTTATCATTGCGAAATGCAGAAAATACCATATATTTTTGTAGACATGCCCTACACTCACAGATGGACCAAGCATGATATTGATTGGAGTATGCAAAATGCACTATGGAGAATTGTGCCTAACAACATACACATTACAAAATCACAAGAGTTTGACAATCAAAGATACAAAGACCTCAACATTCAAACAAAAGATTGGAACACACAAGGTTCAAAAATATTAATTTGTCCTAGCAGCTATGCACTAACAAGACACATTACTGGATTGAGTGACAGTCACTGGGCCGACAGCGTGGCTGCAAAATGCAGAGAATTGTATCCAGACTTGATCACTATGATAAGATACAAACCACGTGCCAACGGCACCAGTGGTCCTGATGTAGAACCTATTGACTTTACAAATTGTTTTGCTACCGTAACACTTGCAAGCATGGTTGGTGTAGAAGGCACTTTGCAAGGAATACCAAATCTAATTACTGCTAGCGGAGTAAGTCCTGCAGAAGATGTGAGCACTATGTTGGGTGATCCATTGGTGTATCCTGCAAGACAACAATGGATCAACACGCTGGCAAACTATCAGTATAGTTTAGATGAAATAAAAAATAATAAGATAGGACATATAATAGAAAATGTTGTACGCATACATAACAGGTAAGCCCACACAAGATCTTACCGTACAAAGTTTTGCAAGAGGGTGCGGCGCACAAGTTTTGCATATCAAGCATTATGAACGCAACGGATTTAATCCCAAGTGTACAGGAGTGATTTTTGCTGGAATACTGCGTGGCAATGCCCAGTTATATCAGCATGCAAGAGCACAAGGAATTGACACTTATATGATAGATCACGCATACCTAGGTGGCGGCACATATGAACCTCCGTACTGGATGCGTATAACCAAAAACGGATTTGTTCAAAACAAAATTGTAGATGATATTGATCAAAAAAGATACAAAAGGTATTTTAAAAAAAATCTTCAGCCGTGGAACTTCAAAGACAAAAAGAAAATTTACATATTACCCCCGACTCAAGCAGTACAATATGCCATAGGTGCACAGAAATGGTTGAGCAAAACCGTCAGCAGTCTCAAAACACAAACTGAAGACACTAGACTACAGTTGGTAGTAAGTGAAAAACCAAATCAGCCTGTGGTAAATCAGCAAACTGGCAAAATCACAGGAAGAACTCCTAAAAAGAAAAAAGCAGAAAACTGGAATCAACTATTAGACGAAGCCTATTGTGTGGTTGCTTTCAACAGCAATCTTGCAATCACTGCACTAGAAAAAGGAGTTCCGGTGATAACAACAAAATTTTGCCCAGCATATCCTCTCAGCAACAATGTAAAAAGTATATTGGATCTACAGTGTTTTCATCGCCAGGAGTTGTTTGAAAGTCTAAGCATGGGACAGTTTAACATATACGAAATGCGCAACGGCTATGCATACAAAATGTTACAACAAATGGATCAAGTGCATGAATAAAATAAAATTATTTGCTCCGATGAGTAGTAAGGCTGTTGCGGGCATGCAATCGTGGCTGGATAACAACTCACATGTGGTTGGCTTTGAAATGTACACATCTTCGAGAATAGCAAACAATATTATACAAAACGATTGTTTTTTAACCCTAACCGAATGGCAATATTTTCTTGAATGTGACGCTGTGGTATTGTTTGGAACATGGGGTAGCACGCACCCAGACCGACAACTTACACCTAATTCAACACTAGACCTATCTTGTGTAAAAAGACAAGCCTATTTGGAATACATCAACAGAAACATGGTGGATCTTTGCAAAAAGTATCATAAACCAATCATTGTTATAGAAACTGCTACCTACAGCAGAACAAGGGCAAATCATCTAGATGAATGGCATCTCAAAGGTGTTAAGCCGAGGTATTATAGGATGGGCATAAATCACTGGACCTGGAGTAGAACCACATGGTGCGATGCATCCATGGACGAAGGCAACAGAGACCTAATTTTTTACAATAAGTTTGAAGAGTATGCAAAAAAACCTTTTCCTATAAACAGACGCAGATGGCGACACAATCTCAAAGGTGATGTATACATTGTTGCCGGCCTTGAGCATGATCCGACCAGCAACGAATCTATAGATCGATGGATACAAAAAAGCATTAGAAAAATTCAACAGCATTCTACTAGAAAAATTATTGTGAGATCGCATCCGCTCAGCAGTCTTGACTATGAAGAAATTCTCAAAGACTTTGATTCAAAAAAAGTAAGTTATATCCCCGAAGAAAAACAGCAGACTATCAAAGATGACAGCAAAAAAATGTATTGCGCTGTGGTAGACAGCAGTACCAGCGTGTTTGAACTGTTAGATTTAGGAATTCCTGTTTTTTGTACTGAACACAGTTTTGCTGCACCTTTTGGCAACACTGATTTATCAAAAATCGAAAAGCCTGTTCTCAAAGACAAAAAATTCTACTCGCAATGGGTGCAACAAATGTGTTACACTGAGTTTTCTTTTGGTGAGTTCACAGAAGGGCAAATTTTTAAATATATAAGAAAATTACTGGATAAGTATCACACAATAGGAATCAATTAATGTATAGTTTAGCACACGACACCTGGGATCAGCGCGAAGTTGATGCTCTACAAAAAGTAATATCCAGCGGTAGGTATACCATGGGCCCACAAGTAAAAGAATTCGAGCAACAGTTTGCCAAATATGTGGGCTCAAAACATGCAATTATGACCAACAGTGGTAGCAGTGCAAATCTGGTTGCACTCACGGCCTTGGTTCAAAATCCACGTTATGACTTATCGCCTGGTGATGAAGTGATTGTACCTAGTGTAAGCTGGAGCACTACGTATTTTCCTGTGCATCAAAACGGGCTTGTGTTAAAATTTGTTGATGTAGACAGATCTTCACTTAATCTGAATATTGATCTTGTAAAAAACGCCATCACAGAAAAAACCAAAGCAATTTTTGCTGTAAACCTATTAGGCAACAGTTGCGAATTGCAACTGCTCAAAAACATCTGTGAACAACATAATCTGGTGTTAATTGAAGATAATTGCGAAAGTTTTGGCGCTATGCACGATGACAAATATTGTGGAACTTGGGGTGCTGCCGGTACTTTTAGTTTTTTCTTCAGTCATCACTTGCAAACAATGGAAGGAGGAATGGTAGTAACCAACGACAGCGATCTTGCAGATTATATGCGAAGTATTCGAGCTCACGGTTGGGTAAGAGACTTGTCTCCTCAAAATAGTTTGTATGAGCACACAGGCAACAGTTTTGAAGACAGTTTCCGGTTTGTTCTTCCAGGATATTGTGTTCGCCCACTTGAAATGAGCGGCGCAGTTGGAAAAGTACAGTTGGAAAAATCCATAGAAATGTTGTCCCAGCGCAACGCTAACGCGATGGCGTATCACGAGCTGTTTGACGACTTTGATGTAGTACAAACTCAAACGCCTACTATACCTGGACAGCACAGCTATTTTGGTTTTAGTCTTATACTACAAAATCAACTTGCTGGTCGCAGAGAGGAAGTTGTCGAACTATTCAAACATCACGGTATCGAGTGCCGTCCTATTGTGGCTGGCAACTTTGTGCGCAATCCTGTGATCAATAGACTCAATCATATTCGAGAAGATCAATATCCTGTTGCTGATGATATCCACGACAACGGATTCTTCTTGGGCAATGATAATCGTGTGCTGGTTGAAAGTTTATGCAAAGTAAAAGAACTATTAGAGAGTTTGGTATGACCACAGCAGTAATCACAGGATTTCCAGGACAAGATGCATGTTATCTTGCAGATTTTTTGCTGCAAAAAAATTATACTGTTGTAGGTGTAATCAAACGTTACAGTGTGCCTAATCTTTCTAACCTAGAATTTTTCAAACTTCAGCAACGTGGTCTAATATTAGAAACAGGTGATGTCACTGATGTTGGCAGTTTGTTTGATATTGTTGAGCAGTACCAGCCAGATGAGTTTTATAATCTTGCCGCACAGAGTTATGTAGGAGGCAGCTGGCGACTAGCACACACAACCACAGATGTAGATGCTATTGGTCCATTAAACTGCTTAGAAGCTGTTCGTAGAATTAAACCAGACTGTAGATTTTATCAAGCAGGCACCAGCGAAATGTTTGGCAACAGCCACAACAATGGATGGCAAAGAGAAAACACAAACATGATGCCACGCAGTCCTTATGGAGTTGCTAAACTCTATGGCTATCACATCACACGAAACATGAGAGAAAGCTATGATATGTTTGCATGCAGTGGTGTTTTGTTTAATCATGAGTCGCCCATTAGAGGAATAGAGTTTGTGACTAGAAAAGTCACCGACGGAGTTGCACAGATTGTGACAGGCAAAGCAGATAATATTGAACTTGGCAATCTCGATGCAGAAAGAGATTGGGGCTTTGCCGGAGACTTTGTGGAGGCTATGTGGATGATGTTGCAAGCTGAAACTCCAGTTGACTATGTGTGTGCCACCGGCGAAACACATTCAGTTCAAAAGTTATGCGAAACGGCTTTTGCCGCTGCAGGAATTAACAATTGGCAAAAGTATGTTGTGTCCACAGATAGATACAAACGTCCAGCAGAGCTGAATTATCTCAGAGGGGATAGCACCAAACTAAGAGAAGAACTTGGCTGGCAACCCAGAGTAAATTTTGACACTCTTGTTGCTATGATGATAGAAGAAGACATTGCTAGGCACCAATGAAAATTTACATCACAGGACACACCAGCGGACTAGGGCTAGCATTGTACAAATGGCTACCGCTCAGCGGACACGAAGTTGCAGGACTTAGCAGAACAAATGGTTATGATCTCAACAAGTTTTTGCCAGTGTATGATGATTTTGACGTTTACATAAACAATGCGTATGTAGGCTATCGACAGATTGATCTGTTGTATGCTCTCTTTGAAAAAAATCAACACAGAAAGTGCCAAATTGTCAACATTGGCAGTGTAAGCGCCGATGGTAATTATGATAGAGTAAACGAATATGCAGTACACAAAGCTGCTCTTGACAAAGCATGTATGCAATTGCAACTCATAGACAGCGAGTGCAAAGTAGTGCAGGTAAAACTAGGTAGAATGGATACACCTTTGGTTGCCGACAAAGTTAACATGCCAAAAATCAATCCAGAATTTGTAGCTCAGTATATTACTAGCAATGTAATTAATGTACCAAAAAACATTCTAGTGAAAAATCTTACTTTAGACATAATGCACAGTCGGAGACCAACACAATGACAAAAGCACTGAAAAAAGCATTTAATATAAGTCAATGGAACTCTTTAAAGTTAAACTATTGGGGTATACCCAAATGCGGAAATACCAGTGTTAAATATGCATTGTTAAAAACAATTAATAAAACACATCAAGATACCAGCGAAACACATCAATGGGTACATGGGCTTGATCATGCAGAGTATATCAGCAGGGAAACAGCATTAAGCAATGGGTATAACAATTTTGCAACAATACGAAATCCATACGATCGTGTAAAAAGTTTATACAAAGATTTTGGAATACGCAGGGCCGATATTAAAATCATGCCCGGTGTTGACAGTGGAAAACTACAGAATTTAGATTATTTTTTAAAACATTATATTCAGCAAAGCACCGATGCCAACAATATTCATCTTAGAAGTTTGTCTTATTTTTTAATAAAAGACAATAAACTTCTAATTGATAATGTTGTAGATATCAATCAAGTGGATATTTTCCTATCTAAATATAAAATTGATGTACCTACCTTAAATACCACTCAAGACATTGATATTGAATTCACAGATCAACAAAAGTATCTAATTTACACTAGATATCAACAAGATTTTGAAATATTTGGATACAACAAATGCTTCTAGCAGATCAAACTCTTAAAATTTTACTCAACGAATATAATTTTAACACTGTACTAGATATAGGATGCGGTCCTGGAAAGCACAGCAATAGATTGCGTGCCGCTGGAAAAAATGTAACCAGCACTGATTTTACTGCAAGGTTTGAAGGGGTAGTAGAAGGAGACTATGCTAGTTTAAAATTTCAACCACACGACGCTATATGGTGTAGTCATGTGTTAGAGCATGTTTTAGACATTCAAAGTTTTCTTTCCAAGCTAATCAGAGAATGCAAAGAAGGTGGGCCTATTGCAATTACCGTACCACCGCTCAAGCATCAAATAGTAGGAGGGCATGTGAGTCTTTGGAATGCTGGACTGCTATTGTATAGGTTAGTATTAGCAGGGCTGGACTGTAGAGAAGCCAGAGTAGGATGTTATGGATATAATGTTAGCGTTATAGTTGAAAAGAAAATGATTCAACAAATGCCATCTATTAGAATGGGCGGTGGCGATATTGAATTATTATCAGATTATTTTCCAATACCAGTAAAACAAGGATTCAACGGCAAAGATATTAGTCATCGTTGGACTAACTAGTGTACATGTTAATTACTTCTTTTTTCCACACATCTGAATATTCGCAATCTCTCATGTGCTCGAACCACGGACCGCCTTCGGTGAGGTGCAGCATTTTTGGCTGTCCGTCGGCGGGCTCATGATAATGTCCGACCAACCAATTCCACTCGTGTGAAATTTCCCCTATCTCACTGTCTTTACACCACTCGAATCTATGTAGATACTTGCCTGTTTGAACGTTGACATTTTCTTTGGTTAGATTTTTAACTACACTAGGATGAGCACAGTTCAACAACATCACACTGCTCCAATTTTTCCGTGGATAAGGTAATTGTAATTGTCCGTCCATCTTGGTACCTTCAGGTGGATTGTAGTTGTGTTTTGCAACCATCACTGCATATTGATCATCTGCTTGGTCAAACAGGGTGTTTACATCTTCCAAGCATACCATATCGCAGTCAATGAACAATGCCCATCCTTTGTATCCGGCTAGATAAGGTACTAGAAATCGTGTGAATGTAAATTCAGTGCTGGCAAGTTTGTCTGGCTCCCTAAAATAGTGGCCGTGCTTTCGCAAGTCTTGATGTTTGAGTGGTATAAGTTTAACAGGTTTGCTGGCTCGTCGTTGTATACTGTGTTCGCAGACCTGGTATGCAATGTCTTCTCGGCTGTCCCAGCCTATGTAAATTTTGTTCATGCGAGTATTTATTGAGTAAATATACAACGAGAGCATTCTATGACCACATACAAAACTATTTTTATTTCTGACATTCATCTAGGCACAAGAGGTTGTAAAGCAGATTTGCTGTGCAAGTTTCTCAAAGAGCATACCTGTGAACAATTGTATCTAGTAGGCGACATCATCGACGGTTGGCGCATGAAAAAGAGTTGGTACTGGCCACAAAGTCATACCAACGTTGTAAGACGCATCCTCACAGCAGCCAAGCGCGGCACAGAAGTACACTATGTGTTGGGCAACCACGACGAAGATCTGCGTAGATTCTTACCATTTGATATATCATTTGGCAGGATCGAAATCAGCAATCGCCGAGACTATATAGGTGTTGACGGAAAAAAGTATCTTGTGATACACGGAGATCAATTTGATACGGTGATGACTAAACACAAGTGGATGATGTTTTTTGGTGATAATTTATACAACACTCTTATATGGACTAACACCAAACTTAACCATATTCGCGGATTGCTAGGCATGGACTATTGGAGTTTGAGCCAGTATCTCAAAAGCCGCACCAAACAAGCACTGAACTTTATCTACAAGTTTGAAGAACACTTGGCATTGTATTGTCATAAAAAGGGCTACAACGGCGTGATATGTGGACATATTCATACACCTTGTATTAAAGACATAAGTGGTATTGCATACATGAACGACGGCGACTGGGTGGAAAGCTGTAGTGCTCTAGTAGAACATCATGATGGTACATGGGAATTAATAAGGTACACAAAATGAAAATAATTCTAGTCTCTGGCGGATTTGATCCGTTGCACAGTGGTCACATCAAATACTTTCAAGCCGCAAAAGCACTAGGGGACAGGCTAGTAGTCGGTGTAAACAGCGATGCATGGCTTGAAAGGAAAAAAGGCCGTGCGTTTATGCCCGTAAAAGAACGTGCAGAAATTATTCGAAATTTAAGATGTGTTGATGCAGTAGTTGCATTTGACAATGAATATGATGTAGACGGAACTTGTAAACAGTTTGTAAAAGACAGTTGTCGAAACTACGAGGAAGACGAAGTAGTATTCGCTAACGGTGGTGATAGAACAGAAATCAACATCCCAGAAATGAATGTATCAGCAGAAAATTTAAGTTTTGAATTTGGCGTAGGCGGAGAAGACAAAGTCAACAGCAGTAGTTGGATACTGTCTAATTGGAAAGCACCCAAGACAAAACGTCCGTGGGGGTACTACAGAGTGTTGCACGAAGACAGTGGTGTAAAAGTCAAAGAGCTTTCTGTAGAACCAGGCAAGCAACTGAGCATGCAAAAACATTTTCATCGCAGTGAATATTGGCTAGTAAGTGAAGGCGAAGCAACCATTGAATATCAGCAAAATGCCAAATGGACTACCGAAATAGCCACCAAAAAAAACAAGTTCGAAGATATCAAAATACCTGTGGGCACTTGGCATAGGCTGAGCAATCACACCGAACACCCTTTAAAAATTATAGAAATACAGTATGGTGATATCTGCGAAGAATCGGATATAGTTAGACGCAATGATTAATTTTGCTGTGGTGTGTGTTGGCAAGAAATACAGCACAGACTATGTGGTAAAAATGCGAAACATGATAGAAAGAAATTGCACTCTACCGCATCAATTTCACGTGTTTACAGATCAAGCATTTGCCTACAAAGATTGTGTGGTTCACCTTGTTCCAGAATTGCCAGTAGAAAAAACTGACCTTAAAGGCTGGTGGTATAAAATTTATCTATTCGATCAGCACAATGGTTTGTCAGGCAAGGTTTTTTATCTAGATCTAGACTGTGTTATTATCGACAACATAGATCATCTCATTGAAGCAGATGATGAATTCTACATCTGCCAAGATTTCAATCGACACAGAATACCTCATATTAAATTGGTCAACAGCAGTGTAATGCAGTGGACTGTGAGTGCAAGCACACACAAAATCTGGCAACAATGGCAGGAAAGATCTAGTCTTTATGTAAAAAAACACAGAGGAGATCAAGATTATCTGGCCAATGAATGTCCATGGATCACATTTAAATTTAATAATGCACAATCAATAGTCAGCTACAAATGGGAAGTTTGCAACAATCGCCACAACAAGTTAAGTGAACTAGAATATAATGCTCTGTATCAACCACAGCATTCTATTTTGGTTTTTCATGGTAAGCCTGATCCTCATGAAGTTAATAGCGATGCAATAATAAAAAATGCATGGAGATAAAAATGAGATCAACGTTTTCAAAAATAGAACAGTTTAAAAATCTATCTCTTTGTACCTACTAGCAATTGCAATTCTTGGTCTAATTTCTGCACAATAGTATTTGGCAAATCAAGTGCAGCCCGTTGATTGTACTCTGGGTAGGGATCTATAGGGTTGGGATTTAGTGCTAGGGCCAGCTGAAATCTTTCGTCATTTTCTGCTTTGTCAAATGCTGTGTCCAGGTAGTCCACATTGAATCCATAGTACTGTAGATGTTTACAATAATTTTTTTGACACAATGGAACCACGGCCTGTTTTGCCAAAAATGGCTGTATGGTTTTTTCTGTGATAAAACTATAAGGATCAAAATAACTGGTTTCAACTAGGTAGTTCGTGGATGCTTGTTGATAATTTTTCACAAGACTGATAAAGTTGTGTACATTAACATCTCTGTCCGTTGTTTGGCTGCACCAATAATTATTGTATTCTATTCCTGGGTACTTGGGTTCTATGCCCACTTGTTGTAAGCTAATATTGAGATTGGCAAAACCTTCCTTGATTAGGTAGTTGTATATTAAAATTCTATGATGTCGCCGTTGCCGCATCAAGCACAATTTTTCGTCATTGGATCTATCTGGGTTTTCGAAATAATGCAAGTACAGGTGTTTGTTTTCTCTAAAAGCACATGCATTGCCGTGCAAAACATGATTATGGTAGATCATATTGAGATGTGGGTAAAATTCTGGCATTTTCCAGTGTGGCACATAAAAATAATATCTATGTATGTCTGGAATATTTTGTTGGTACCACTCTATTTCCAAGCATGTAGAATCTTTCCATGTGAGATTGTCTTGAAATACTATGTGTTTGGTTTTTTTATCTGCAGGAAATTTGTTTTCCAAAGGCCACATTTCCCTATCAAAAGGAAATCCTAGAGGAGCGAAATCAATGTAAATGTTCGTACCAAAATATTTTTCAATAATTTGTTGTGTGTGTTCGTTGTGCATCGGTAAATATTTATATGGAAGACCATGGCAAGATTCAACAAACCAAAGACGCTCTCTACGATCTAGTAGATTTGCACGGCGCATACAGTGTCGAAACCATCGATCAAATTCTAGAAAATGTCATGCAAGGCAGTGATTTAGAAACTGCCACAGACACACTCACAATGGCAATAAGTTGCTATATGTACCATCAGCGAACCGGAACTCAAACAGATCTTGACAAGTCCTTGTTGTTTCTCCGCGAGTTAGAAAACAAAATTTCACAAAACATACATTGACCGGTTGACCTTTGCTGCACATGTGCTATACTTAGTTTGTAGGGTAAAGCAAAGAGGAAACAATCATGTCGAATTCAGTAGAAACAATGTTAGTGCAGTCTGCGCATGAAAAAGCACTTCAAGCTGCTCGTAATACTGCCCAAGCGTTTGCAGACAAACACTTTGGCGGTGGCGACGGTGGTGCTTGTGGGTTTGGCTGGGTTGAAGTTTACGGTGTCAAAGGCAATACACGTCTTGGCAAAGCATTAAAAGCTGTGGGCTTTGATAAAAGTTACACAGGCAATCTTCAACTTTGGAATGGTCGTAACGGCTGGTATTTTGGGCAAAGTGTTGATGCCGCAGAAGCTGGTGCACGAGCTTATGCAGATGTATTCAAGTCGGAACTTGGACTTGAAAAAGTGTATCCAGGTTCACGGTTAGACTAGGATTTGTTATGTTTCAATTGGGTGATCAAATAGTGTTTGACCAAAACGGTAAACAGGTGCAAGGAATGGTGCTTCGCACTATCAGTTGGGAAGATGATGAAATATTCTATCTTGTACAATTGCCCAACGGTGACAGAGTGAGCATTCCTGTAAACGAACAAACTAAACCAGCAGGGGACGACAATGTCTGCTATCCAGGCAGTGACTGCCAAGTCTAAACTAGACGAAGTGATCTATGAAAATTTTGTTAAATATCACGTGGAAAATCGTGTGTTTAGCTATCGCGAGTATCGCAATATGGTTCTACAAGATCCAGACCACGTGAAAGATCTTGAGCGCA